GAGGACGCTCCTGCCCAAGTTCCCCAAGGTGCAGCTGGCGTTTGTTAAGCGCGTCATTAAGTCCTGGTATGAGGAGCACCCCGCCATCAAAGAGATGCAGGAGGAGTGGATGGACATCGCCCGGGAGAATTGCTACGTCGAGGTCCCTATGAGTGGGCGCCGCGAGTACTTCCATGACGGGCGCATCGAGCCTACGAAGGTCTTCAACTACCCCATCCAGGGCAGCGCGGGGGATATTATGAACGCCTCTATCCTGCACCTCAACGAGCTATGCGAAGGCACGGACGTTCGCATCATCTTTCAAGTTCATGACGAGATCGTCATCGAGGGCTCCGACCCGCATCAGATGTACGATATGCTCAAAACGTCCATGCAGCGTGACATCACCTGGAACGGGTACACCATGCCCTTCCCCACGGATACCGCGATTGGGCGGAATTGGGGCGAAATGCAGGACGAGATTCAGCGGGAAGACCTTGACGGGATTATGAAAGAGCTGGTAGGCTAAATAGGATGGTGGTGGTTCTTCGAGTGTTAGGGAAAAATAGAACCTTCACCCATCGGGTGTTCTATCTTAATAATTTATGCTTCTTCGTTGCTGATTAGCTTTTCAACCAAGCATATAAGAAGACCCCCCCCTGTTCCTTACATAACGTTGGGGGCAGGGGGTTTTTCAATTGACAAAGTCATGGCAGCGCTGGGATGTGAGGCCGGCCCCGGAAGCCAAAATCGATTATGCGGGAAATGGGTTAAATCCTACCCAAATCACGAAAAAACCGTCATAATTTGATTATGATTAAGTTATTTCCTGTTCTCGTGTTCCTGGGTGTCTTCACTGCGTGTTGCGCCCACAAGCCCCTTCCTTCAGTCCCCAAGAAGGAATCCCCTGCGCCAGAGCGGCCCGATATGGCCGTGCGGACTTCCAGCCTCTTCGGCGAGCCACCTGCCCATATTGGCCACGAAATCTATCTCCAGGGCTGCTCTGAAGACTTCCGTGAGGGGGTCAAGGTGTGTATTTACGTGTCCAAGGTCGGCGAATGCATCATGCTCGCTACCCTCGCGGGCGCTTCCGAATGGAAGGGCTTTCCTTGCGAGAGCAATAAAGACCTAGAACTTTAGTAGTCGTCCAAGTCCGATCCCGAATCCAAATCCAACTCCCAAGCCCCAGAAGAACCACGCGATGGGCGGGAGGCTTCCTCGGAAGGTGATTTCGAAGAGGGGGAAGGCGTCTCCGACGTGCTCGATTGGCATAGTAACGCCTGATGTAAAGCGACCCCAAGGGTCTGTATTTTATTATGGGCGAGCCTTAGCTCGAAGATATCATTGATAGCTTCCACGACCTCGTGTACGAAGACCTCCTCCATCATCGATGGGCGGAGGTCCTTTCGTATCCTGATTGTCATGGTTTTGGGGTCGTAATGACCGAACACGTGCTCGTCTTCATCGCCGGGAACATGCTTAACGAGCTTTACGGGGATTTCATGGCCCCCTAGGTGAATGCTTTTTGGTATTTGGTCTCGGGTCATCGGAGCCTATCCTGTAGTTTACAATCGCGCTTATCACGCTATTGGCCACCCCGTACTCTGTGGCTAATGTCTTCTGCAGCACGTCCCCCTTGGCATAACGGGCGCGAATCTTCTGTCGCTGGGCGAAGGATATCTTCTGGGTATTGGTGCGTCCCTTGCGCCCCATGTCTCGCATGTTATCTGTCTGGGAACCCAGCCAGAGATGGCTAGGACGTACACACCTAGGGTTGTCGCAGGTATGGCAGATGCTCTTTCCTGGAGGAATTTCCCCTCTACAAAGGGTGTAGGCCAACCGATGTGCGTACCACTTCTTCCCCTCTAACCAGACCTGGCCATAGCCCTTGCGCCCCCGTTGCCACTCCCAGCAGCCTGGCCCACGCTTAATGCGGGACCAGAATTGCTTTACTAGGAGGGGACTAATCATTTGTAAATCTTACCTTCGACGATGACCTTCCCCTTAACGATGGGGGCAGGACGGAGATGGGTCTCGCCGTTCGGGAGTATGTAACCATAGCCAAATCCGTGAATCATCTCGCGCGCTTTGGACACCCGATGCATATAATCTACCTGTTTCACATCTCCGAGCCACCCAAAGCTAGCGCCGACATGCGGTTGGCCACGGAGATTGCCCCGTATACGGTAGTCCATACGATGTGTATGACCATGTACGACATTACCCCCGTAGGCTGCTTGGCTCTGCCTCACTGCGTTCGCTCCAGAGAAGCCACACTCGTGTGTGTAGTACGTTGCTCCGATTTTGATGTCGTCTCGGTAGCCGACGATTTCCCACTTTTCTTCATCAAGTCCCACCAGTTCCGGCACATCGAAGAGGCCCGCTAATTCGGGCGCTCGGTCTGCGATGTATCGATCAAAGTTGTCCTCATGGTTACCCATGATGAAGACATTTCGTTTTGCTCCGATAGCAAGCATGTCTGTGGCCGCCTTCTGAACCTTAGACAGCTCTTTCTGCAATGACCAGGTATCTTTTTCGATCTTGGGGAGCTTACGATGGCGCTTAGTAGCATTGAAATCGTAGCAATCGCCAAGATTAACAAAGATATCTGGCTTAAAGCCTTTCGCTGCTTTGCAGGCAAGGGCCCAGGCTTTCTTGTCAACGAACGGCCAGTGGGCGTCCGGGAAGATGATGATGCGCTTTGTTTTGGTCATACGACGCACTATAGTGCGTTTAAGCGCTATTCGCCAGGGAAATAGCCTTTTCTACCCGACATTCGTTCCGCCATTTCGGCGATTGCGATGATATCATCGCCCATCCAACCGAAACCACCGTCCTGATTGAGCTTCATAATAGCTTCCATGCGCTTTTGCATGTCAGGCTCGGCCGAAACTAGCTCGGCGACTTCCATGTACTGGTCTGCTGCGGGCCCTTTGATCTCGCGCATCTTGCCGCCTGGCGTGACTTGACCGCTCGCCCTACCATGGCCTAGAGGCACGACGTCATACTCGGGGTTCCAGGTCTTGATTGGCTTGCCGTTTGCGGAAGCGCCTTCGTTAGGCCCCATAGTGGGGAAGTTTTGTTTAGGGTATGAACGTGCCATTAGATTATTACTCCATAGGCGTTCTGCGCCCGTTTAAGCGTGAGTGCTAGTTTAACTTGCGTGCGTACTGCGTCCAGGTTCAGCTGCTTGCCGGGGCACTGCTTGCCGATTGCAGTCCGGACTTTACCACTGAACCCGCGTTCAGTATGGCCCCGTACTTCCTTGTCCCCCAGCATGAGCTGGAGCTTGACGAGCAGGCCCTTGAGGCCATGCAGCTGGCCCGTCGAGGGAGGTTGCACACGAAAGTCCCCACTAAGGGCGATGTGGATGCTCTGGGTGTTGATGCCCGCCGCCCCGGGCCCAATACGGGTAAGGGGAAGCAGTTGGAAGACGCGCCCGCTCCGGTCGAGGAAGAAATGATAGGGGGTCTTGCCACCTGTGTAGGAGCCTGCAGCATACTTGGATGTATCTTCAAAGGCGGCAACGACGGCTTCTGGCCCCGCAAAGTACTCCTCGCGGTCCATGATGCGGTGCACGACCAAGGACTTGATGGCCTTGAGCTTGCGCACTTTGTGCGGTAGTTCCGCTGGGACTCGGTTGTGAATTTCCATGCCTACCACCTGGCTCCCAAGCCTAAGAGCGCTCGCCCTTTCGTGGGCCCACGCCAACGTTTGTCTAACCCTGCCTCGGCGAACGCGTACCATGTGCTATTGAACCTGTGTTTTGCTTTAAGCGACGCCGAAAGGGTGTCTTCTGTGGCCAGTAGGCCGAGGTCCAAGGACCCCGACCCAGGCTTCAAACTAGCAGCGTCGCTTAGGGCTTTTCCACGTCGAGCGGCTCTCCCTTAAGCGCTTTGGCTTCTTCTACGAGGGCTTTGCCAGCTTCGGCTTTGCCCTTAACGAAGGCACGCCCGAGGGCGTAAAGGCCGGCAAGGAGGGCCGCAGCGATTGCGTTTTCCTTGACAATAGGCATCTCCAACACCTGCCCCAGGATAGGGAGAAGAAGTGCTGCAAGGCCGAGCCAAAATTCAGAGGTTTTGATACCAGATTTCATTAGAATCCCATGTAATGAGTGATTGCTTTAACCGCGACGGAGGCAATAAGAGACCCCACCGCAGCACAAATTGTAACATACGTAGTGATTTTTAGCATTTGCTTCTCGAGCGCATCCGTCTTGGACTGCACCTCCCGCATGTCCTTCTCTAGGTGGCCCACTTCGAACCGCACTTCAGGAAGAGGCTTGATATCCCTCTCTACTTCCGCCAATCGATGTTCTAAATGCCTTACCATCACTTTGAGCTCTCCTAGCTCGGACATATCACGTTCCTAACGTACTCCCGGGGGTCCCGCCAATTGCTTCATACCGAGCGTTACAGGCGGCGACGAGGTTTGTACTGCTTGAGAGGTCCAGATTGCTCGGGAGGTACATAGCGGTATGTGCAAGTTCGAATTCGGCCTTGGTGTTTGTTGAGGATGAGAAGTCCCCGATGGCGAGGCCGAGCGCGTTGTCCATAGAATCCGCCACGCCCGTGACCACAGCTGTCTGGGCTACGCCCGTCTCACCACACCACATAATCCCGTTCCCCGACCGGTCGATCGCGAGCACAAAGTGGTTCCACTCATCCAAGGTGAAGGTGGCCCGCGAAATGAGGATATTAACCGCCCCTAATGGGGAGTTAAGGTTCATATAAATGTTGCTGGCATTGGTCCGGAATGACCAACCGTCATTGGAGTTGTTCAGCTGCTTGGCGACCATAACGCCCGAAACTGCGCCCGGAATGCGGATGATGGCCTCTAAGATGAAGTCGGCCGTGCCAACATCTCCTAGGTCCGACTCACCACTGACGAAGCGCTCACCAAACGTTGCTCCATTGCCATCGAAGAAGGGGGCATTCGCTCCTGCAAAGTCGGTTACAGAAGTAACCGCAGGCGAAGAGCCCTCTGCCGCAAGATTCGTGCCAGAAACTTCATCTGCCCAGTTCCGGGAAAACGCCGTCCCATCGAAGGGGAACTCGGTGCCGTCGAAGCGAAACTCAGCGGGTGCGTCCTGACCATTATAGGTGAAGGTGTCCCCCAGAGTTTGGGAGGTAGTGAGCGCTGCCCCACGCTTGAAGCCCCGAACGGGCCCGCCTGGGTGCAAGCCGCCAGAAAGCCGCCCCTCTAAGAAGCGGCCCGATTTTCCACGCCGACGCCCGGCCATTACAGCACCGCTAGCTTGTAGTAAACGATGAGGGAGTCCGAGGAACCGCCGCCAGTGTCGGTGATAGTAACCGTTAGGTTACCTGCCCCGTCGACGGGGATACCGAAGCGGAAGTCATCGTCCCCCGAGACGGCGTGCGTGTAGGTCCGATCGCTGAGCGTAACAACGCCCGAAGCAACGTCTTCTTCTTGAAGCGTGTATTCGGTACCGTCCCCCGGGTCTTCCGTGATCGCGAAAGTCAGCGCCGTTGCGGCGGAATTAGTGTGCTGGGCGTAGATGATTAGTTGGTTGTAACCATCCGTAGCTACGGTAAAGCTATTGCTCGAAGCGTCCAGCGTATAGCTGGCAAGGCCCAACTTCAGCCCGCTCGTCTTAGTGTCTCTTGATGCCATGTTAATATATCCTTAAGGTCTAGATGATGTCGTCGACGTGTAGGGTTTGCCTAGGAAACCGAAGACGGTCTTATAGTAAATGCTCGGGTCCGGCTTAGGCATGTTCTCGGGATCCAATTCCCACATTGCAGCCCGGATGGGGTACCAAAGGATGTTAAAGTCCCGCATTGCCTGCATGTCCTGTGCGCGCGCTTCATTTGGGGCCACCTTGTGCGTTTCCGCCAGCTCAACCATATTTTGCAATGTTTTAAGCATGCGCTTCTGTGGATCAAGGGGGTCTAATTGGCGCCCAATACTGTCCCGCGTCTTTTGGTCCCCCGTTAGGTATTGGACCGCCATCACCCAGGGGGCTACACTCTCCAGTACGGGGGCGTCCTCATCCAGACGGTCCAGACCAACCATACGAGCGTAACCACTAACGACCCCCGCAATGGGGTCGTTCAGTACCATAGTAGCATATTCCTCGCTTCCAGGCTCCGCAAACAACCCATCCTGGTGCTTGTCTTGCATTTCCCCCCATGTAGGTCCCATCCCTACCGTGTTACGCTCCTGCATCCAGAGAGGTTGGTGCTCCTCTCTCGTGCTAGGGCGGTTTCGGTTAGCCCAGGTCTTTGCAAAGCGATCGTATGCCATCATCCAGCGCGGGTTGGTAGCTAGTTGGTGTACACCATAAGCGGAAATAGCGTGCTGGAAGTTGTAGAAAGGAATCACCTCCCGGAGAATCTCCTTTTGGAAAGCCCCAATTCGGCGGTAGTCTAGGGTCGCGTCTGCGATGCTGCGGTAATACTTCGCCATCTCAATAGGGTCCGTCATCTGGGAAGTTCTCTTTAGTGCCCCCCGAGCGAAAAGAAGGTGCTGGAAGAACTCGGATGTATCTGAAAGCCCTACTGTACCTGCTTTCGCTACTCCGGTAATTCCCCGCGCTGTAGGACTCTGTCGCATCAGTTCTTCGCCAAGCTCACCTGCTTTTTGCTTTAGCGCAGTATTTGCTAGCTGGACTTCCCCTGCAGCGTCGTAGCCCAGATCTTCCATGACGCGCATAAGTTCGCCGCGGGTGGTTTTCACACCGCCCCCAAGGTCGATGGCCTTATTGGCATTCTTTGCCGCGAACTTAGCCCCAAGCTTCCCCCCATAGTTTTTACCTGCAAATTCGGCGGATAGGAGTAAGGCATCTTTCATATACTTCGGGTTCAGGTACTGGGGCCCTTGGAACCCTGCGAAAAAGACAGCCGACCCGGCATTCGGCACCGCGAATGCTGCACCTCGTCCTGCGGTACGTGCCATTGCCCAAGCTGTTTGATAGGCGTTAACAGCGTTCCCCACCGCTTTGCCCACATTACCGAACTTGGAAAGCACACTAGGGTCCGCTATAACCCCCACGGAGTTCAGGATGCCCTTGGGAACAACCCCCTCTGCGGTCCCGAAGACCTCTTTGGCAAGCTTCTTGCTGCCCGTATAGCTGCTTAGCTCGACAAACTCCAGCCCGTACTTTGCCTGGGCCTCCGCTAAATCAGTGCCCGCGGGTAGAAGCAGTCCGGCTTCGTCAGTAGCACGGAGGATGTCCGATCCTTTTTCCGTGTTAAGCGCGGATTCTTTGGCTAGACCGGCGAGGTTCCGGGCAACTTCATCGGTGGCCCCACTGAACTTTGCTTCGTTGAAGGCCTTCTCTTCCGCCTTACGAGCCTTTGGGCTGTTCCGACGGATACGAGCGAACTCCTGCATTGCGCTGAGATTGTCCGCAGCTTCTGCTCCTTTGAGATCCCCCGCTGCTTTACGCATGGCGGCAACAGCATCCATCTGCCGGGCTTCTGGGGCGAACATCCCCCACTTGGCTACCGGGGACTTGGCAATGGCCATCTGCGCTCGCGCCATGCCTGTAGCGATGCCCTTCCCTACAACAGGCGCCTTTTGTAGCTTTCCTACAGCGGCAGCAGGGGAGATCCACGTCGTTGGGTCAGTGAGCACCTGAGTAACACCCTCGCTAATTTCGGGGTGACGGGCCAGTAACTGCACGAGCATAGGTTCTTTGTCGAGTAGCTGCTCTACTTCCCCTTCGACCTCGCCCCGCCACTTACGATAATCCTCCAGATAGACTTCATCTTCGGGGTGCTTAGTCGAGGGGCTCTGCATCTTTTCGTAGATATAACGAGCGAACTCAGGGTTATGCCTACCGGTCTCTTCAAGGTTCTGCGTGTATGCAATGTTTGCTTTCTCAGCAGCAAGCTCGTAGCCCATATCCTGCAACTCGCGCGAGTGCATATTCGTAACCGCGTACTTGGCATCTTCGAGGGCCTTGCCCCCGATCTCCTTCACCATGTCTAGGCTGAAGTCTTTCTTAAGGTCTTCCACCCGGCGGCCTGCAATCATCTCAGGCCCGCGTTCGCCATCTGTGAGCTGGCTATACTCTTCTTCAGAAAGGGTCGGGTCCGTGGTGGCCTCGCGGATACCGCGTACAGTACCGGAAATCGCCCCTGGGACAGCCCGCCCGAGAGAACCGTAGAATTCCAACGCATCAAAAAAGCGGCTCGGCTTCTCATCTAACTTAGAGGGAGGCTTCTCAAGCCCACCCATCATTAGTTCTGAGGGGTACGGAACATTGGCATCACTACGCAACCCCAACTTAACCTCGTACTGTGCCTTCACGAAGTTCTTGAGCTTGATCTGAAGGTCGGGGCGCTGCTTGAGCCTCTTCGCTAGTTCGGGGGCCTTCATCTTGCCAGCGTAATACTCCCCAAATTCTGAGGGGGACATGAGATTCAGGTCTTGCAGCTTCTCGGGGGTCAGCTCTCCCTCAAGGGGGGATTCGAGGCTAACAGAAGTTCCTTCGGCGGCATTAGCAGGGATCTCGGTGCTACGGCGCACCTTGGCTTGCGCTATTTGGTCAAGCTGCTCTGCCTGAGAAGGAAGCATTGCTTTCGCGAATCTCTGTTCCGCTCTTTGGCGATCGCGCCCGGTGCCATAAAGGTATTGTGAGACCTTGTCCTCTTCCCAGCCAAACATCCCGCGGTCTTCTGGGACTTGACGCAAAGCCCTCTTTTCAGACCGTTTGGCGTATTTTAAATCTTTACGCGCGCGTTTACGCCTCTGCTTCAGAGCGTCCTCCTCGCTACGCCGCTCTTGTGAACTTAGTTCAGGAGGTGCCTCTCCCGGAGAAGTTGGAAGGGTTCCTGGAGGGAGCCCCCACTCTGTGGGGTTCCACTCAGGAAGTGCGGCTGCGGGAGTGGTGGGTTCCCGCACTTCTACAGGGGGTTTTGGTTGTTCTCCGGGCGTGTCAGGAACAGTCTCTGGGGGGAGTCCCCATTCCTCTGGATCCCAGGCAAGCGTCATTGGGCCTCACCTTGCTTCTGCAATTCGGTCGAGATCGTTCGGTACAACTCATACGCGAAAGGACCAACAAACTCATTCTTCCCAGCGAGAGGCTTAAATTCCGCCTTAAGCTTTTCCAACCCATCTTCAATCGAGGCGGCATTATTGAAGACACGTAGGGCCCGCGCTTTCAACGCATTGACCTCCGCGCGTTGGGCTGCAGTCAAGCTACCCTGCGCCTTCGCTTGCCCAAACTCGTCTTCGGCCTCTAATGGTGCCTGGGCCCGCCTGCCCGCCGCTGTGAGACTGTTGGTCAACTGGGAGGCCACATTCCCCGCCTGTTGTTTTAACCACGTGCGGGACTTCTTTGTGCTAGGTGAGCTTGAGGTTGTTCCCTTAGGCAAACGCAGTTGACGGGCCTTTTTCTTGTTTGTGAGCCTCTTCCCAGCAATGTCCAAACGCCCCTTCTCTTGCTGGATGGGGCGCATCACTTGCTTGTGTGCGATGGCTGCGGGTTGATCGGCTGCTTTGGCCTCTTTGCCCTCACTGATAACACCCTTGTGGGCGAAGTAACCGTCCAGATCTGCGGTACCATCAGGGTTCACGAAGCCTGCTTTAAAAGCCGCCTTATCAAGAGCCTTTGCTGCCCTATCGTCCCGCCCCATAGCCTGGCGATCGCGGCGCCACTGTTCAAGTTGCCACGCCTGTGCTTGGCTACGTAGGAACTTCTCTTCGGCCGCTTTCTCTGCCCGTGCAGTGTCTTGGGCCTTTGCCTGAACGCCTGCCCGTGCGATGTTCTCTCGGCGAGCGCCTTCATCTCCGGCAATGCTAGAGCCGCCTTTGTAGCCCGTAATCTCTCCGAGTTCACCGCGGATATCACGGCCAAGCCGCTCGGACAGTTCCGCTTCCTTCTCCATGAGGCGGATGCCGTTCTCGAAGTCTTGTTGCTTGCGCTGGTCCTCCCGTTCGAGGTTCTTAAGCGTGCGCTCATAGGTCTCGATTTCGTTGGCCTTCTCGGCTTGAATTTCGGCCTCAAGACGCTTGGCCTTTATGGTGTTCTGCTGGTCCAGATACAGAGCGTCCCGTTGCGCCTGCTGCATCCGGATAGCCTGTAATGTCTGCAGCGGGTTGTACGCCATTTACTTCCCCCAAAGCTGGCTACCTACGTAGGCCCCAGCTCGTTCCGCGCCTTCCGCTTCCCGATTACGATCGTCTAGAGCCGCTCGCCGTCGAAGGCGCCCAAGCCCCGCATCCACGTCTTCCTGCTGCAACATCTGTTCGCGCTCGTTAAGGCGCTCCAGGTCGAGCTGATAGCTGACATCTTTAGCGAGGTTGGATTGTCGACGGGACCGCACAGCCCCCTCCGTTTCCCCGCCATACATAGCATTCATCTTATCGGGATCCCAGTAGCCCCCTTCGGGGATACCTTCTTGGGCTTGGCGCTGATCGTATGTCGAACCGGCGGCCCCTGCGGCCATGCCGAGGCCTGACTTGACGTAGCCCTCACCTGGAAGGCCCATCGCGCCATCTGCGCCCGCTTGGAACGAGCCCTTGTCGATAGCCTCACCGACATTGAAGAAAGGCGTATCCATATGGGTCTTGCCGAAGGCTTCAAGGAAACCCTGGCCTTCTTCGTCCTGGCGGTACTTCACGGCCTTGTACTGCCCATACGCTGCCCCGCCGATTGCGCCAATGAGCGCCCCCATAGGACCCCCCGCGGTCATCCCAAGGGAAGCGCCCGAAATGGCTTCCTCTTCCCAGTTCTTAGCGGAACGCTCGACTTCTTTCTCTGCCTCGCGGACCCGAGCAAGCTCGGCCTGCTGGCGTTCCTTGCTCATTGCGTCGAGAGTCTTCATCGCTTCTTGTTGCTTCTTGTACTGCAGGTCAGCCATCCGCATGAGGGCTTTGTTGTACCTGCTGTGCGCGTCTACTCGTTTGTCTGCCATCACTAACTCCTACTTATACGTCTTCAATACGGATGGGGCGGCCTTCCCGCATTGCGTTAGACATCTCCTCAACTACCTGGTCGAAAGTCACACCGCGCATCTTGAGGCGGTTGCTCCCTCTCCAGGCCTGTTCCATCGTCTTGTAAACGCCCATGATACCTTCCATCGAGCGGCCCGCTTTGAGCCCGTCATGCATCAAAGCCACCATCAGGTTCTCGGGGACCCCATTGTCCGCCCCCATCTGCTGGAGGGAAGCGAACGCCTCTTCACCAAAGTCTTGACCAGTCGCCTCACCATACTCACGCATCTTCTGTTGCATCTCAGCGTAGGTTCGAGCGCCCGTAATGCCTTCTCGCATCTTGCTCTCAACGTACTCTTCCTTCGACTGCGACTGCTTGCGGTAATCAGGGAGAGCATCGTACTCGGCCCCAAACTGCCCGCCCGGAGTACCCGCCCCGGGGGCTGCTCCGCCTCCAGTGCCCATTTCGGGCAGGGGCCGGTCCCCGGTGAAGTCTTCCCAGCCAAGGCCGGAGAGCATCTCTTCCGCTTCGGCGCCGCTGATCTGCCCGGAGGCAGCGAGCTGGCGCACATACTGCTGGTGACTTTCCAAGGCCCGACGCCCCTGCATCTCGCGCTGGAAGTCGCGGTCTTCATTGATCTCGCGGCCACGGGCCTTCTCATCCTGCTGCTTGAGCTTGATGTTGCGGAGGCGGTCTAGGTGCTGCAGATGGGCTTCGCGCATACCCTGCATTCCAGCAATCTGCGCCTGCGCTTGGCCTGCTGCAAAGCCTCCCCCGCCAACAGACTGTCCGAGCTGAGCGGCCATTTCCATCTGGCGTCGTTGGCCCTGCGCTAGCTGAGCGGACTGCATGTCTTGGATCTCGGCAAAGCCTTTCTCTTCCTCCCCGAGGAGGTCCTGATAGAACTGGTCCATCTCGTTGGGCTGCTCCGCTTGGGGTGCGGCTGCTCCGCCTGCGCCTGCTGGGGCGGCTGGCTCCGTGGGAGGCGTACCCATTGGGCCTGCGCCTGGGGGCAGTCCTTGGGCGGTAGTCGTCGCCTGTGGCTCCATGCCTGGAAGTGTAGGCGTTACCTGCTGCTGGAGTGTGGGTGCAGCCTGCTCTTTGAGCGGGCCTCGGCCTGTGCCTCGGGCCCCGAGTGCCTGTTCGGCGCGCCCGCTCAAGGACTTGTTCTTAGCCAGAGTCTGGGCGGTCTCTTGCCGCATGGTGTTCTCGGGGCCTGCCTTAGCCGGGGCGGTCTCCGTGGTGGTCTTCGCGGCTGCAGGTGTGGCTGTCCGCTTCGCGGCCATGCTCTGAAGAGCCCCGGCATTGGCTTCACTAATTCGTCTATTAAATGCCATTACGTGTGGATCTTTCGCTTAAGGACTACGGTGACGTGCAGGTCTGTGGCAGTTCCGTCGTTGCCGGTTACGTTAACCCGGTAGCAGATACCTGCCCCTCCCGTGGTGGTCCCAGTAAAGGTGCTCGCTGTGAACGTTCCAGAAGCCGTAGAGATAGTTGCGGCCGATGTCGCCTTGGTAGAAGTAAACGCCCCTGAGCCATCCCAACTGCCTTCTTCCACCTGAACAGTGGCGGTGTTACCCCCGGTGTTCTTTGCAGCCCAATGAGCGCTAACGATTGTCCAGGTGCCTGCCGGGATGAGGATACACTCCCCAGTAGCACTGGTCGTAGCGGTGCTGAGATCGACCGAATCGAAGGAGAGCAGGTGGTTGTAGTACTGGCCCGTCAACTTATCGACGTCCAACTCGGAGATATTATCAGAGCTAATGTTACCATTAACTAGGGTTTTTATATCCGAGAAGTTGGCTTCAACCTCGGTCTTGTCGGCGGGGTCCGACAGCGTGTCATTTGTCAATACGAGGTAGCTCATTTAACACCTATTATAGCACAAGAGAGGCTTCTTTAGAGAGGTATACAGTGTAGGGAACACGTTCTGGGTTGGTCTTCTCAAGCTCGAAAAGGGCCACTTCTCGGGGCGGTACGGGCCCCGTCAGATAGGGGAATTGGACCCCCGGATCGCCCGAGCGCCACATGATGAACGCCCCCGTCCCTGATGTGGAGGAAGCCCCTACATAATAGCGCTGGTTACGCCGTAGTATAACTTCGGTAGGCAGGGACACAGAGGTAGCCCCGTTAGCAGTGAAGGACACCAGGGATCCAGGTAATTGGCGGAGGGTCTTACCGTCGAGGTAGTAAAGAGCCATCTGTTGGGCTTCATCCCCTGCCGATTGGACAGAGCAGCGCCCTTCAGTGAGCACGTAGTCGCGGTCCAGGTACTGCAGAGGCCAGAAGTACACTCGATTATCCGTGACGGGCCCTCCGCTCTCAATACCGCGACCTTCGTGCAACGCAAGCCGGGCCGTATCAATGACCCAGCCGTTCTTCTCGGCGATCGCATCCGCGCGGCCCGCAAAGCTCTCGTCCCGTTCCCCAATGTTGGCCTTGCCCGGGTAATTGGCGCGGCCGTAGGGCAATCCCTCTGCCATTACCGCCTCCCGAGGCTCTTAGCCCCTACATCGATGAGTCCCAACTCAAAGGGCTGGCCCTTGGTGGAGTGGTCCACCCGCACCTGAAACCAATCATAGTCGACTCGGGCCCCCGCTCTACGCGCACGACGCCTTTTTCTAGACCAGCTGTCCGTATCGCCAGAGCCCCAGTCGAGGTCTGCCCAATCAATCTCGTTCGCATCTGTGAACGGGACGGTCACCGCGGTGACGTCATCTGGATGGGCATCGTTAGGTAAAATCTTGAACGTAGCCGTACGCGTCTTGTTGTCGCAGGTCAGTTCAATCTGGCGGACACGTCGCTTGATATTCTTGCGGTAGTCCATCCGCTGGGTGGTCACGTAGGAGGCGATAGCGGCACCGTGATCCGTCTTGCCTGAGGCAAAGCGGAAGATGGCCCCCTTCGAGTCACCGAAGTAAACCTCTTCATCATCACCGGAACCTTCGAGAATCAGCCAGTGCTGAGCGTCGATGTTGTCCCAGAGCCACCAGGTACCATTCTTGTAGTCGTAGACGATGGTCGTGTCGTTAGTCGTGCCGTCCCCGTCGGTCGAGACCGAGAGGAGATACAGGCTATTTTTGCGCCAGTGTGCCGAACTACTGAACGGGCGTCTAGCGGGGTCAATGTCCTTGATCGTTTCTTGGAGCGGGTCAGACAACTTCTTGATGTCTGGCGTCCCGTCGAAGGCGTAGATACCGTCTTCCGAGAGGAAGATGAGGTTTCCTCGGATCTCCTGGATAGAGCTATTGGCGACACACCCGACACCCGCCACGACCTGGCGCGGGAGGAAGGTAGGCTGCCCGAAAGCGTTCAGGCCGTTGTAGACCATCATCCAAATGGAGTCCTGCTTGAAAACGCACATGTGCTCCCCGAGGGGATGCAACCCCGTGATGGGGGAGTTGTCGTTCTCCATCAGGTTTTCGAAGTTAAGGCTTGGCCAGACCTTGTGCGCGGGGCTAGCCGCACTCCACTTAACCTGGAACGGCAAGCCAGGAAGGCCCGCTACCCAGAGCCGCCCGCGAAAGAACGAGATGTACTTTGCGTGAGGCCATTGCTGGTCCTGTGCAATCAGGGTAGGGTCGAAAGGAGCGTTCTCCCCTACGAGAGCGTCCCGGGTCTCGATGGTTGCTGCCGCTAGCCCAAGGTTGAAATCGTCCGAAGGGTCAAGCGCGCCACGAACAGTGTCTGTTCCGGCGGTTGCGACGAAGCACTCGTTGAACTCCGGGTTAACCGCGATTGTTGGGGCCTCCCGTCGAGTGACTTCCGAACCTAGCTCGTACAGAGGGTCGTTCGTTCCATACGTGTCTACGATGCTGTTCTGGCCCCGAATACTGAACCCCTCGCCTGAGGCGGTCGAGTTATAGACGATGAAGGCCTTCTTCGCGTCCGCGAACTCAGCGTCCAAGAGTCCGTAGATTTCGTGATTGGATGTGACGGCAGCCATAATGTTGAAGCCGGTGGCGGTCATCGTCATATTGCCTGGGCTCGACGACGGGGCAAAGAACCCGAAACGCACGATATTGCCAGAGTCCTGGGTGCTGTAGTTCTTCGCGTCCTTGGGAAGCGTGAAGCCCACCCGCCAGAGGTTGTCGGCGTCTAGGGTGAAGGGCTCGCTGGGATCCCCCAGGAAAAGGTAGTAGTTGAGCTTCTTCCACTCATCGCTCTCGGTGAGGTACTCCATGTACATGCCGGCGGAGCCGGAAGTCGTGTACGCCGAAAAGGCCCCCACGGGAGTCCCAATACCGGTAACCTCTCCCCGGGTGGTTGTGCCCGAAAGAGCGTCCCCATCTAGGTTAAACAAAGCGACCTGGCCCAACGCGCTCGCACTGGTACGAAGCTGATACGGGCTGTTCTGAGAAGGCTCGATGTCGCCCCCAGTCTGCGAGTCACTATCTAGGTCGAAATTGTACCACGTGCCCTCGAAATCAACGGGAATGCCGGGGAGCGCCCCAACCCCCTCATACCCCGGACGGACCACTACCTTGCCGTCCGGGGCCCACACGTTACGTGCGTCCGCTAAAGAGTTGCCAGAGGCCTTATCGACCTGCTGGTCGATGCCTTGGACACCAGTAATCTCGTAGCGGATGAGGTTGGAGCGTACCATTTATGCGCTTTCTTCTTCTTTGGCTTCTTCCTTGCCGCGGCTTGCGTACCACTGTTCGAAGACGAAGAGAGTAGGGAGATCGTACTTGGGATCTGCTAGGCGGAAGTGCGCTCGTTTAACCCAAGCTTCCTTTTCGTTGAAGAGTTTCAACTCAAGCTCTTGGTCGCTGAGCTTGTTCTTGCCTTTGTAGACCGACAGCATCTTCTCACGGGTATTCGCTACCTTGCGGCACATCGGGTCAACGTACTTCACGAGAGCCTCGATCTTCTCGATGGGCCACCCGTGGATAGCACTATCCAGCTCGGTAGGCGCTCGGCTCCGCAAGATGCTGCCTTTTCCGGTCGAAGAGGCGTTGCGGTTGAGCATCCACTGTCCGACGTTCTTCGGCACTTCAATGCGCTGAAAAGGGTCGATGACGTACTTGGTGGGGGCCAAGTTCCGCGCCATGACATTACCCGCCTTGTCGATGTACTCTTTCATCCCACCACCCATCGAGCGGATAACTTCACACGGCTCGGCTAGAGGATTGGGGATCTCGGTAGGTAGCCATCGCTTGGTCTTCGCGTCGTAGTGTTTGACGGTGACCTTCTTGGGGGCCTCCGGGTTACCCGTCATGTTGGCAATCCAGATGTTCTCATTCTGTATTACCTTGGCATCCTTCTGAATGCCGCCAACGACCACCTTCCTACACTCTGGATGAGTGCGTTCGAAGAGGTCCGCCAGGTCTGGCCGCAGCGTCGCTACGCTCCGCGCCGGAATGAAGTGCTGGTTGCCCTGAGGATCGAAGACGGTCTTAACCGCTTCTGCGTGATTCTTGATTTTAACAAATTCCATGTAACATCCTTAGTCGTACAGGTACTCGACAGAAGCACTGTCGGAGTCCCGGTTGATTACTGTAACATCCCCACCGATGTGAGGACGCCCGCGCGCTGTAAGTTTGAAGAACTGCATATCCAGCTCCTCGTAACGGGATTGCCAAACCCGAGGGATCTCCTCGTCGGCAAAGGCCCGCAGTTCAATGGCTGAGGAATACACCAAAAGCTCATGGTGATCCGGCCGGATGATCTCCGGCTCGTCCTCGTCATCGATTAGTTCTTCCGCCATGGAGTAGTAGGTAAGGCGGAGAGTGCGCTCGCTAGAGGGGCCCGTCGAACCCCACCGGAGCGTATTGCGATCCAAAATATACAAAGTCCCCTGATGGGGGGACGTTCCAAATACTACTTCTGAACCGATGGCACTGTTGGTGATGTCGTCCAGGCGAATCCACTCAGAGTTCTTCATCTGCGCCGTCAGGGTGAAATCTTGCTGGCTCGCAGGCCAGGTGAACGTCATCTGGGACTTGAAGTACTCGGGGTTACCTGTGGTGCGCGCTTTCCTTACCTCGCGCACATAGGCGCGATTCAGGGAGGCTTTGACCTGGGCCGTGGTGAAGTCCGCATCAGCAGTATTGGACGTGAAGTTGAGCATCAACCCAACCATGTCCTGCATCTCTTTAAAATTCATTCTCTACCCCGAAGGACTCGTTTAGGTCACGGTCGATGCGAGCGGCCCGCTCTTGTTGCATCTTGTTGTGCTCGTAGGCGTGTTTGCGCGCCATGATGGGAGAGCTAGCCGAGGGATCTTTCTTAATTTCGTGCTTGAGATCGTCCATGAACATGTGGCTCATGTCGTTCAACTCGGACTTGACTTGTCGGGCCTTGGCTATCTTGCTCTTGCGTTTGCGTTCCTTGAGGCTGGTTCCCCAGTGCTCTACAGCAAACATAAATTTCCCGGTGTAAACGTCCTCTGTCTTTAGAGGCTCGTCGTCCGGGTAATTGTAACCCCCATCGAGGGTACAGACGAACATAGGGACACGGGTGAGCGGGTCATAATCTAAGGATGTTCCGCCCCACCGATTAAAGAGGGGCCCTCTGTATGCGCGGACATTACAGACCTCACCCGTGTCCACTTCGATCTCTGGTTTGACGTTCCAAAACTCCATGATGGTCTTGGGCTCGTCGGGAGTCCCGACATCGTCAATATGGTACAGCTGTACCAATGCAAATGAGCCCGGGTTGAGTTCGCCCGCGTGTCTACGAGATCGACCTGCCCAGGCTAGGCGTAATTGTGGGTGATACCGAAAAAGAGCTTTACATGATGCTGAAGGTGGATGCATGCTCTTATTCTACCATGAGAAGCACTATTTTACATGCTTCCAGATAGTTCCCTTCACAATACGAGAGATAATCGTAGGGTCTACACCGTATTCCCGCGCCACCGAAGCAAAAGCAGGCTTTCGGTAACCCGCAGGAACGTTGGTATATAACTTGCGTATCGCCCGCACGTCATCTTCCGTCAACTTGGACAACTTGTGCTTGGACCCGACAGTGAAGCGTCGCTTCTTTACTGCGTCCTTGATGTTATCCGACTGTGTCCCAAGGAACAGATGGTCGGGGTTAACACACTTCCGGTTATCACACTTGTGGCAAACGACCTGATTCGACTGATCGTAGGGCCCATTATGGATAACCCAGGATACTCTATGCGCGCCGATATTCTGTAGCTTCCCGTTTATAGGGTAGCAATAACCACCGTAACCACCCCCAAGTAGGGAGGCTTGCCATTCCCAGCAGCCCTCACCCTTCTCTACCTTCGACCAAAAACGACGGAGGTCTTTCGGAGTGAGGTCTGTGCCGGTAATGACTCGTTTAACTTTTGACATATGTTTCTCCAAGGGATTAAGGGATACTTTCCAGATAACCCCAAGGAGAAACTTTGTCAACCGCTATACGTTGTTGTCTTGGCTGATGGACTGGCCATCCTGCGCAGCGCTAAGCGGGAGAAGGTAGAATACCTTGGCTTCCACTACCTGCGTATTGGTGCCCGCATCGCTGAGCTGGAACGCAAGATCGAAATCCGACGCACTAGAGTTCAGGTTAGCTACCGCACAAGCGGTGATATAGGTTGCGTCCGCCGGAACGGTAACAGCCTCGACACCGAGGATGATAGGAGCCGCATCCGAGGGCCCACCGTGCACGATGTCGGCCATAACCCCCGTGTCCAAACTACCATCAAGGGTAACGTTGAGGTTAACAGAACGTACAGTGCCCAGAGGACTATTGTACTCATCCGTAGGCGTAGAAGCCGTAATAGTAAGTGCCATAATAAATTATCCTTCGATTTTCACGCAAAGTGCGTAAACGTCAACAAGAGCACCAGAAGCGGTTTCGGCGACTACGTCTCCACCCTTCTCGATAGTTGCATAAGCGTCGTCCAACTCCCCGAACGAAACCAAATCAGTGTCACCTGCACTGGAAACGTCCAGCGTGTCAGTGATGTCATCGGTGCCATCAGTGAGTTTAACGGTATCGAAAGAGTCTCCGGCGCCGTTCATAACAACCCATGCGGTAATGATTTTAAATTTAAAAGCTGCATCCTGAACCAAGTTCAACGAGCTATCACTAGCGCCGAAGGACTTGATGGGAAGCAAGAAAACTGGAGCGCCTAGCTCAGTGCCATCGGCAGCAAGCGAACGCCCTTTAATTCCACGAGACATAATACCTCCATCCAACCGGGATGAAGAGGAGGGTCAGGCGACCCCCCTCAATATCCTATTAGTACATCGTAGACTGGTTAACTGCGAGGTCATCCAGTCGACCACTGGTGTGGCGATTCTTGATGTAGTAGTCCATGATTTCGATAGCGGTCGCAGTGTGAACACCCGACTGGTCGCTTCGGAGGAAGATGCTGTCACCTTGTCGACGCCATCCGAGCTTACGCTGCGTAGCGCGGTAAACTTGGTCGAAGTCACAGAAGAACATCTGACCGTAAGGACAATCTACGTCAGTATCGATATTGAATTTACCGAGCGAAGACTGGAAGCTAGCTACTGCAGCGCCTGCGACCTTGGTCTCAGGAGCAATGCGAAGTTCACCCTCGTAAAGTTCTTCGACGTTGATCAGGTCCCATGGCGAAGCAAGAACGCTGAGGCCAGAAGCTGGCGACTCAGAACCGCTCTTCTGCATGATACCGGCGAGCATACGACGGAAAAGAGAAGGAGTAAGCTCCCGGGCCCCGTTAGACCCGTTGTCCATAACGAGCGAGCTGTAGTGAGGATTAGCCGAGACATCAACATTCTGGAAGGTGGATGCACTGTCGTCGATGAGGCTTTGAAGACCGGTGCAAGCACGGTTCAAAGAGTTCTTCCAAACCAGCTTATCGCCAGCCGAGAAGCCGGTGACTGCAGCGTCGATGGTTACGGTAGCGTAGCCAGCAGCAGTTGGGTCAGAAGTAATGCTGGTAACCAACGCTCCCGAAGCCCGTTTGGTAGAGAGGGCCGCATTGTAAACGTCGAACTCAACGCCTTCCCAAAGACCACGTGCGTCGTCTACGAGAAGAGTGGTGCCTGAAGAACCAGTTTGGGTGGTAGCAATTACGCCGGTACCGTCACGGAAGAAGTCAAAGTTTTCCTTCTTCTTGATGTCCCGCATCATGCCCTTGATTTCCGACTCGATGACCGAACGTGCAACATTCGAGCCAACACCGGTAGCCATAACACCGTCAGTGAGCTGAATGGTACCTACGAGGAACTTACGGTAAGCCTTCGCAGGGGTGTAGTCTTGCTTGTCAGCTACTGGGAACGCACCACCATCTTCGGTGTACTGAATCGCGCCCGAACGCTGCGTGTGAACGCGCCATTCGATGTGCGAGCCCGTCCATTTGTTGTCCTTCTTAACTCGCGAGCGAGCCTTAGAAGCGTGGTTAAGAGTCTCGGTCACTGTGTCAAGATAATGAGTAAACAGAAGACCGACATTACTAATATTAGCGCCTGCCATTGTTAAATCCTTTTAAAATAAGCTGAGATTACCGCCCGCCCCGCATAATGGCCTCGAAGATTTCCTCCTCGTTCATTCCTGCAAAGTTGGGCTTTTCCTGTGCGGGAGCTTGCTGCGTAGCAGGCCGAACTACTCGACTGCCTTGCGGTGCCTTTGGCTTGGCCTTACTGGCCGCAAGCCTCCGTTTGTGATCTGCCTTCCGATAGGCAGTAAAATACGCCTTGAATTCCTTGGCCGCTTCCGCCGGGGGGACCCCGAACATTGTCCCATAATTGAGGATCATTGATTTAAAGCCATCCCGTAGGGGGGCCACTTCTTCCTCGGGAAGGCCTTGGAACCATTCCTCTACTGCCTTGGAGGCACCGGAATCCATCTTCTCCTGGAGCTGTTTCTTTCGAAGGTTATCTAGCGCACGATGTTGTTGCTGTACGCGCTCCTTCTCCTTCTGTTCAAACTCCGCTCGAAGCTCATCCTTCACTTGCTGAAGCGCTGACTGCGACTTCTGTGCTTCCTTCCGCTGCCACAACTCAAAATCGGTCAGGTCAGCTTCTTCCGCCCTGCGCTGCTCTTCAAGCTTCGCATTTTGGATCACACTAAGTTGCTCCTGGAGGACTCGGTTCTGGGCGGCAAGTTGTTGCTGGGCTGCTTGTTGCTGCTGTGCAAGATGTGCTCGCATCTGCTGCATCTGCGCCTGCATCGCAGCGGCTTGCGCCTCTGCTTCCTTGCGTTGGTTCACCAAAGTCTGGATGCGTTCATTCGCCCGCGGAGTGTACTCCTCGGCCTCCTGTTCACCATCCTTCTGAGCCTCCATCTCGGCTTCAGCATCATTTTCGCTGCCGTCTTCGAAGTCTGCGTACAGACCATCGGGATCGTCAGCTATCTCCTCGGGGGCTGCTTCGTCGCCGACACCTTCACCGTAAGCAATGTCCTGAAATGTAAGATCTGAACCTTCAGCCGCTTCCGCGACATCTAGCATAGGCTCCTGAGGGCCATCATCACTGGTCAGGATCTCATCAGGGGTTACGGTATCTGGGGGTGCTCCTACTTGCATCTTGCCTCCGCGATTACGTCGCTACACGAATTGAGGGTATTTATTGGGGTTTTGACAATCTCAGCTCTGTCCGTAACGTGAACGACTCGTATTGTGCGACTGTCAAGGTTGATTATAGCAAAAACTGTGCCATATGCCTAGCCCTCTCGATTTGCGGTCGATTGGGCCATTCCTTCTAATTTCTCGTCAGTTCCCTGCAGGGTCTGCTGGGCCGCTGCGGCATTTGGGGCTGCCCCCTGAGCCATAGCATCCGTGCCTACATGGCCCGCGTTATTGGCCGAGCCGCCGGGGGCCGTCATGTCCTGGCCTGGCTGGGAAGCTCCGGGGGGTGGTGCTCCGCCAGGAGGCGTTCCCCCCGTACCTGAGCCCATTGGGGCGCCCTGGTTAGCGCCACCCATCATCGCAGGGTCCGGCATCGCCCCAGTAATCGCCCACATATTAACGTAGTTAAACACCGCCTCTGCCTTCGCAATTAGCGCTTTGGGGATATCTGTGCGGCCTCGGGCCGAAAGGAGCCATCCTTTAAGCACTTCTGCGTAGATCAACGGATTATCGTAATCCTTCGGCTCCCACTCCCAACCACGATCAAGCTTGTATGGGATCTCGGCCGCACGCGCCCGCTCGTACTTGTCGATGTCATAGCCGGCTTCTGGGTTGTTCAACCGCGCCATCCGCAGGAACGCCTTCGTGTCTGGAACACCTGTAGCAGGGTCGGTGAAAACGCCCGCGTTCATGAGATCCAGTGCCTGCTGGAGGCGAACCGCTGGGTTGCGGCTCATCGAGTCCTCTTCGGCCAGAATGATGTCCCAACCAGCCGTGAGATTGATCTCCTTCATCGCAAAGGTCTCGTAGCCGTCTGGGCCCGGGATCGCCATCAGGCGGTCATTGTGGTAGTACTTCACCGCGAGTGCTAGAAGAGCCTTGTGCATCTCCTTCCACTCCGCGTTGTTCCGAGTCAACATTGGGCCAATGGTCTGGTTGGACTCAGCTTCCATAATGGCCATAGCGCGCCCGTTGGGGTCTGTGGTCGCGAGGCCCGCTTCCTGCTGCGTCACCCCAAAGAGCTGATAGATGTCATTGGCAAGGCTCTCGCCACGGTTCCAGAGGTCCTGGGGCACGGGGGCCGGGCTGATTTGCTGCGGGGGTGCACCAATCCCGGACCAATGAAGGACCTGGTTGCTGGCGGATGTGATCTCGTTCGCCGCAAGGACCGCAGACCGCGGCACAATCCACTTCGGCCGTAGGCTGATCTCGGTGTGCTCGCGAATGGCCTGCTCGACCTTGTTCAGCTCCCGCTGACGGTGCCATGCTTGATGCATTGGGGGCTCACGCCAGAACTCCCCATCATTAACGTCCCACCCGAAGTGGTAGAAGGGGAACCGCTGCAGCTCCCTAAAGTAAGGCGACTCTTCCTCTCGGAGAATCATCTTCTCGGTATGCCAAATAATGCGCCCGTTGGGGTATGCCTCTGTAGGCTGCTCGTGCCATTCAAAGATGGCTACGTGGTTCTGGTACTCCCGGACTTCGCCCGTGTCCCCTGTGCTGCCATAGCGGTAGCTGTCACCGTTATACGCCCCGAGGTCACCCTCTACTTGGATGAACTCCGCCATCTCGGGGAACTTCGCCCGTGCCTTCGGCACCGACAGCACGCGACGATAGCAAATCCAATCGGCCTCTTTGATGCATTCCGTTCCCTCAGGAACATAAACATCCCGGGGGTCGATAACGCGCACCGAGATCTCACCCTCAGCCATCTCAATGAGCGCTGGGGGATCCTGGTCTGCCGCTAAGGGCCCGATTGGTTGGATTGGAGGCGGAGTCGTTGGGACCTCCGTCTGCATCGCCTCGGCGAACCCTGGCTCAGGCATATTCCCCTGCTGCGCGTTGGCGATACCGTCCTCGATAGCGACCTCGCGCGCACCAAGGGCTATTTCCCCCTGTAGGATCGTTTCCTGCTGCTGGAAGTCCAGCTCTAACTCACGCTGGCTCTCACACTGGGGGCAAATGGCCCCTATCTCATCGTGCTCGCCTACATAGTCGCACACTTCACAATACGCAACTCGACGGCCCGCTGTACGGTCCCACTCTACCTTAGTAAAGCCGTTCCCGGCCCAAGGCAGCATGTTAGCCACATCAACGTACTTGACATCTAGTTGGAGCGTTCGCGCGAAGTATTCGAGGAGTTTGTCCGCCGTGGCCGCCCCGTGCTGCTCGTTCCAGTCTGCGGTGGCGGGGGTAACTCGGAGCGCGGGTTTAACCCGAGAAGCTTTTCCAACAAGGGCCCGACCAGCAGGTCTACAAATGTTGCGAACAGAACGAAGGCGCCGACCATCATCATGGCTAAGCCGAACGACATTACCAGTGAGTCTATGGATAACAAGTTGCTCTCCTTTGAGATACTGGCGATAAAGCTCCCAGTCACGCTCGTATGAAGACTTCACTTGCTGTGCAAGGAAGAACTCCTGTTTCAAGCGCCCCAAGAGGTCTTGATCGGCCTTAGGCACGTCATAGATCTCTGCAGTCTGGTGCCCGTCTAAATAGCCGAAATAGTCCTCGGCGTCCCGTCTATCCGTCATTACAGCTTCCTATTGCGCATGTCGTGGGCTTGCTCTTGGAACTCGTCCGAGCGCTTCTGACGCTCTTTGGCCCGGCGAAGCAAGAGATCTCGGGAAGCGGCTCGTATTTCCTCTTCGGACTCCTCCTCCTGCGGTGCTTCAGGCATGTCCTCCAGGCCGGGTTCTTGGCTCCCCCCAAGGAGACTCGTCTCACCGTAACCGGCATCATCAAAGCCTTCGCCCAGGAGAGCCATCAGCTCGGGGTCATCGATGCCTGGGATCTGATCCATCTCGTCAGCGTAATCGTCCAGGTAGCTTCTGCGGGGCGCGCCCGTCTCGTCTTTAAAAATCATTTTATTCTCCTAGGACATAGAAAGAAGTTCATCTTCAGGATACTCGTTGCCATCCAGGTCCTTGACCATCCGGGGGGCGTTCGGGGCCTCATAGTACTCTTGGGGCAGGGGAGTAGGCTCGGGCAGGGGTAGGTCTTTCACATACTCGTATTCGGCCGCCTGGGAGAGGTTCTCCGATTTGAGTAGGACCATCAGCTCGGCGATAACCGAGAGTCCCTTCAGAGCCACGAGGCCCATCAGGCCCGTTGTGCCCATGCAGGCTAGAAGTACAATTGCCATTTCCGCGGTCATATAATTTCCTCGTGCTCCCCGTTCAGATCCTTGCGGAGGTCATCCCAGATGGGATTCGGGGGTAGGTTTACCTGTTCCTGCTTCCGTGCCATTTCGAGCGCCAGGGGGTTGAACAATGTCTGGTCCTGGGCTATCGATGCGGCGATTACCACGGACATGGTTCTGTCGTCGTGGGCGCCGCCTGTCCCCTCGAATCTCGGTACGCGTAGTCGGGCTCCGCCCTGTCCCACGTCCACCTGTTCGAATGCAATCATCTCGTCGAGCGTGTACTTGCAAGGAATCTCCATCTGAAGGTTCTTCACCATGCGCTGGGCCAAACTGACCATCATCGGCTTGGTGCTCTGGTTCGTGTCGACGCCTACTCGGGTATCCGAGACGGGCTTGTTCTGACTCTCTTTGCCATGACCCGCATAGATGTTGGAGTAGAAGAGCTGGTTCTTAAGCCGCATGAGAACGGCCTCACCATAGCCCCCGGTGGTCTCAATGACCGCCATGGCGCTATTATACCACGTTCCTAGCTTGTAGACCTCGTCTCCGTACTCCAAAAGGTTAATCCACCCATGAAATTGGGCCACCATCTGGAGCTTGAGGACCATGCCGTCGAACTTCACCTTGAACACAGAACAAGCCGAGGCGTCTCCGGAGGTGTTCACATCCCCCTTGTAGAGGCCCTTCGCGGAGTCGATGCCCATGACGTAAATCTCACCCGGCTCCGGCTCCTCCCAGACGCAAACGCCCGTCCAGGGGTCCAAGATGGCATGCTCCCGATCCTCGATGCCCAAATTCGTCCTAACGATCTGGTGCGCCTGTGGAAAGTGCTCTAACGGAACCTCAGTCGAGAGAGCGTACATATGAGGGTCCCGGGTCGCCTCGTTCATCTTGGACAGGGCCGCTCGATCGAACACCGGTTTCTTCGCCAGCGGTCCGGGCTTCCCGTACACGCGCGCTCGGATCTCGAACTCGTCCATGTCCTGCATGGACATGCGGATCTCGTCGTGAGGCACGATGCCCGCCTCGAACTGATCGATCATGAACAGCTCGACATACTTCCCGCTACCTGACTTCCCAGGAATCCGGAGGTTCTTCTCGGGGTTGCCGATGGCTCGCTTGTAGAGGCGCCGAATCTCCCAGGCTTCTAGCCCGAAGAGCGGTGTGCCCGTCACAATCATGCTGCCCTTCTCAACCCGGATGACCCGCTGGCGAGCCTCATTGAAGAAGCCCTCATTGACGTGCTCGTCGAAGTGTACGAGGCGGTAGTTCGCCCCCTGGAGGACCTCCCAGCCACCCTCATCCGAGAAGAGACGGATAGAAGACTTGGGGTGGGGGCAATCACGGGCCTGGCCTTTATTGGCGCACTCGGGGCAGGCGACTACGATAGTGGCAGACTTCTTGTCGTAGCGATGGAGCCACTTTCCATCTGGGGGGAAAAGAGGGGACACGACGTTGCCCGTCTCACCCGTGAGGAACTTCGGTTCGAAGACACCCCCCATGTACTTGGTGTAGGACAGCCCGATCAGGGCAGTGTGGTTCTGCCCCCGAGGGAGGTTCTTATAGGGGTGCTGATGTGTGGTGGTGTAGTAGTGCTCCGCCACCCCTGTCTGGGTTTTCGACGTACCGTTGCCCGCCATGTAATAGCGCACGAACGCCTCTGAAGCATGGAACGCCTCAGAGACGTGGTGCTTCGGGCGGTAGAGGATCATGGGGTCCTGTTTGACCTCAACATCGAAGCGATGGTAGAGCTTCAGGAAACCGTCCAACCACCCACGCATCTCGGGATAATGGCGCGCCCGCGTTTGGGGCCGCATCGCCTTAGCCGCATACATAGCGTTCTCGGCGAACTCCCCGAAGGTGGTAACGTCCATCTTCTCTGGGAGTTCTCCTCCGGCATTCACCAGAATGCGCTCGGCGTATGTAATTAGCTCGTGTTCGTTCATCTAGAAGCGAATTCCGGAGGCCTGAATGTCTAGGCGATCGATGGCGGAGATATTGTCCTGAATAACGAACTCAATGCGATCCGTAGTGCCCACCCGTAATGGTAGCCCCCAAGGGTAGCCATGGGATTTCTGGAAGTCGTACACTGCCAAATAACCTTCAGACGCCCCCTCTACGTTGTTGGCTTTGAAGACCCCATTGCCGTCGCCAAATGCGGGGTTAAAGCCCGCGGCCCGTATGATCTCAAAGTTAGAGGTTAGGTTAGGCCCTAGCTGAACACTACCTGCATCTTGGGTTACCCAACGTAGGATGCACCCGTTTGAAAGAGCGTTGATGTTACCGAACTTATTTAGGGTAGCGCTGGCGTCTGCGATAACAATGATGAGCTGTTTAATGTAGATGTTCTTCTCTTGTTCAGCGTCTACACTAAAGATTTGGGCAGTTGCCCCCCCGTTCACTACCATATCCGAAGACCCTGCAGAGTCTGTCAGAAACTCTACATAAGGGGTTGCAAGGTCGCTAGTACACTTCGAGGGGTGTTGGTGTATCACCACATCCCCTGCACCACACGGCGTAATGTTCTGTCCGTGTGGCTCTCCCCGAGCATTATACTGCTTGACGTTAATCGCCATTAGAGGTCGTCCGTGGGGGCTAGATAGACACGGAGGGCAACGGTGACATTCAACCCAGTGGTACCTGTTGGAGGCTCGACGGAGATGCCAATTGCCTTCCCTTTGGGAAGGGCAACCTGGGACTTCAAAGTGTGAAAGCGGTTCACTTCAAGCGAAGCCGCCAGAGGAATGCTCGTCCCTCCCGTGAAAGTGGCTGCCTCTGCTCCAGTGTAGTGGGTCACATCGGGGACTGTCGTATCCCCAATACGCACATCCGCGCAGGCCGCCGCGTTAGTCGCTGAGATGCTGGTAGGGTCTGCGGTGAAGGAGAAGATAAGGTAGTCGTCCGTTCCGCTTGTGGCGTGCGCACTACTATTGATGGCAATCTCGTCTATAATAATGTCCACTTCTTCATTGTTCTTGAAGTAGTAGATTGCAGAGTCATTAGCACTTGTTAAAGCGACAGTAGTCGTCCCGCACTGGAACGCTCGTCCTTCTTGGGCAGCTAGATTAACCTCAGAGCGCACGACCCCGCGGGTGTGGAGGTGGTTCGAGGCATCTACACGGGCGAATGCAGTCTTTCCGGTGCCATCAGCAATTCTAGTGGACATTACGAGTTATCCTCCAAGCGACAAATAGCCGCACATTGAACTTCCATGTTTGTATTCGAAGCGGGGGCGGTATACGCAACCCCTAGAGAGCTACCTTGTGGAAGTAACAAATCAATAGAAAAGACTGCCCGACTCCCAGGGGATACTAAAGACTCAATGATGTTGGTACCATCCGTAATGGTATTCCCGTGTGCCCCTTTATAGGCATCTACTGTTAACGTATTCGAGCTACCGAAGTTCCGGTTTTGGTTCATGTCGACTTCACTCGCACCCGAGATGAGGGTACCCGTCGTGGGGTTTCGCACAAATTCAATAAAAGTAGTGTCAGTGCTTGCCCCACCTGTCGAAGGTCCAAGAATTACGACAATCGTGTCGATGTGTAGGTCTCGGCTCTCATTATTCTTGATATAAAGCACGCCCGACCGCGTAGTACCGGAAAGCGTAATTGTACCGGTATTGACATTATAAGTATTACCCTCAATCGTAGCCTGCTGGATTTGGGTGCGGATAACGGAGGAAGTGTAAAGGCGGTTATCCGACCCTATTTTACCTAAATAGCCTTTTCCAGCCCCGTCAGTTAGTTCGACTTTCATTGTTCTGCGATTCCTCTAAGAATGAAGTTTAGTTCTTTAAGTTCATTACGAACTTCGATTAGCAGCCGTTCCTGCGCGGAATGCCGGTCCACCGATGCAATAATTAGGAGTGGGTCCCCATCATCCATGGTGGAGGTGTCCAACGTTAAGTAGAGCGCATTTCCGCGCAGGTCACCCGTCAAGGCAGGCTTTGTAGGGTTAAATATAACCTGGCCGTCAGCAAGATTAATCACAAGGAGGACGCCCGTAAGGTCCGACTCATTAACAGTGATTTTGCCCTGGGAGGCATTGAATTTATAGTCAACGCATATGGCCGATTCCCCTGGAATAGGGAAGTCTGCGTTCTGGATGAAACTCATATAATCCACCACTGGCTAGCGTTAGAGACAATCTGCACTGCGTCTCCACGCTCGCAAAGGGCTAGGGAAGTGTACTGGTCAATGCACTCGGAACCGTCAGGATCGACTGTGACGAGATTTGCACTGGAGTCTATCTTCTTGATCCAGAAGAGCTTCCCAGAGGCATTAGCAGCCGCAGGAAGGGAGATGGTGATAGCCCCTGCAGAAGCGTCTGCCAAAATAACGTCTGTGGCCGTGCCAAGGGTAAAATCAGTTGTCTTGGTGACGACCGTTACCTCGATTCCCGCCCCAGCATCGGAAGTAGCATTGCTAAGACGGAATAGTGCGGTTTTTGCGAACCCACTACCAGCCATCAATCGCCCCATGCCATAAGGTCTACACAGACAGCTGCTGTGTCTGCTGTGAGGGTGAAAGTGCTCGCAGGGTCCACATCGGTTAGGCAGACTTGAGCGCCCGCAGGAATACGGAGGGTGGCTCCTGAGATGTTCCCGTTGTCAGCGCTGAATAGGAGGGTGACGAAGTTGGTGGTATCCGTGTTATGGAGGATGACTTCGTTAAGGGTCGTGAAGTTGGTCAGGTCGACAGTGGTGCCACCGGTAGCCGCTTGGACTACGTAAGCGAGCCCCTCAGTTACGGAGTTTGTCACGGCCGTGAAGGTCGAGCGGCAATCAGGGTCGTTATGGTCGGAATTGTCGGAGATGAGGGTCTTAATCTGTGTCTTGGTGTAGCGGGTGGCCATTACTTATCCTTCTTGCCCTTAGTTCTCTTGGGATTCGTGTAGTGGGCGGGGAGAGAAGCGAACATGTCGTCTAGATCCGCGATTGTATCGTCTTTCTTCTTCTCTTCTTGCTTTCGATTCGCGAGCACTCCATACGCTTTGAGTTCTAGCTCTACGAATTTCTCCGTTTGGCGATTAGCCTCTATTGTACCAAATCTAATGCCTTCTAACCAGTTCTTGAGCGTCTCTGGGCCCGATTCTTGCAAGCGAAGATCAATCGGTTCCCATCCCCTTTTCTGGAAAGCTTCAACCGTCTTTGGGTGAGCGATCAGACCGCAGTGGTAGATGGGTTTGCGTTTCTTCCCCTCGACTACTGGGAACATTTGGGGATCGATCGTCGGAAGGTCGTTCACTCTTTGATCTCTTCGAGCGCTCGGAGCTTAAGTTCCATCGGAGCTGGGTAGCCATGTCGATAGTAGATATCGAGCGCTTCCATAGCTAGAAGATCTCCCTCTAGTTTTTCGAAGCAATCCCCGCGATGAAGCGCTCGTTGGGCCTCCCATCGCTGATCTTCCGTTATCCACAGTTCAAGGCAATCATAGGGTTCGGTGTTCATAGCTGGACCTTAGTACAGTGGCATGGAATGTGCAATGTAGGGAAATGTAGTTTTGCGGGGGCTCTCCCCCATTTCTTTTATTCTCTTTATTAAAGAATACTGTCCTGTCGTAGGGAGAGGCCCCTAAAGGGCCCTCGACCGGAGACAGCAAGAGAAGGTCTAAGACTTACTCATTAGGTTATCTTAGTAAACTTTCAGTCTTAACTTATAAAAGAGGAGTCGCCTCCTACGTGAAGCCTGGCGAGTACGCCTTGGGGCTACTCGCCTTAACTTCGTATATAAGTCGAGTTTACCATAAATGAAGAGAAAAGTCAATACTCCAGCAGTGGAAATTTTTAGGGAAAATGCACGAAAGTACGTGCGTTTTTCCCAACTTTTAACCCTTGCATGGAGGTGAGGGATATTATAGGTAGTTAATGGGGACATTAACTAGGGATTAACTCTGACCCATTAACTACCTATTAAGGGGGTATTATGTCGGCATTAACTTGGGTGCTAACCCGTGAAGGTTACATTCTGAAAACCACAGTGCTATCGGAGGTCTCCGCTGGACCCCAGAGGGGTCAGCTACGCCTCCGGATTGAAGAAGCTTATCCCAAAGAAGCTACTGTCTTCCATCCGCAGTACGTTAAAGGTAGGGAACTCACGCAGAAGGTAGGAGAAGAGAATACCTCTTTGGATCTACTCTTGCACTCCGAGGAAGTTAAGCAGAAGACCCTCAAACGAGCGAAGAAGGAGGCTTTCATGGATGAGTTCGGGCAGCAGCAGCTTCCCGGAATAACTAGGTCCAGCTTTCACAGTGCGAACATCATAGAAGGGGGAGAGTAATGCAGACCATTCGCCTAACACGCAGTACTTATGCAGAAGCGTGCGAAGTCGCCGAGAAGTGGAGAGGCATGGGATATAAGGTCCTCGTGCACGTCAATGCCTCGGAGGATGCTCCCCTCGTACTTCACATCATGAACGGCCGGGCCGATAGGCCTAAGGAATCTCGCATGGACAGCCACAAGGACTGGAGGAGTCGATAATGCACTACGATATTGGATTGCTAGCGGGCGTTGTCGCGGTCAGCTGTTTCATTTTCGCCGTGTTGATGGTTATTGGCCTTTGGATGGGAGATTAACCATGCGGCTAAAACTAGACGAGCAAGGCGAGCGGACCCTCGCCAGGGAAATTAAGCACCTCAGGGAGGAGAACGCTCGCCTTGGGACGGAGCTATTCGCGCTTAGGAACAAGGTCGCCGAGAGCGAATCGCCCGAAGTCGAACCGGGGATGTGCCCAAAGGACCTAGCGACAGCACATGAGTTTATCAAGCACTATCACGCAGATAATGTGCACCTTCGAGCGCGCATGGAGCAGAAGTGGCAGGAAGCGCTTGACCTAGAGCAGTCGAACAGAGAGTTACAGAACCGTTTGACAAAGATCACCCAGGAGAGGGATCAAGCGCGTCGAGACATGCAGAGTTGGTATCAGGAGACACTCCGATTGCGGGCGTTCTCAGGCCGCGGAGGCCCTTCCAATGGACAGGGATGATCTCTGGACAGACCTATACTTATTGTCCGGGGACGGGCGCCTCTTCGAAGTCACGTACATGGGGAGACCGCTTGGGGTCCTCCGGAACAGTGAGTGGTTCCCGTACCCGAATGACGTTTATGATGATGGCCTCGAGCCGCAGCCGGACTTGAACGAGCCTTTTTGGGATTACATTGAGCTGAGGCCTGATATGAATATAGACGCAGGCCTCGAATTAGAGGAGTGGCGTCAGCGCTACATGATGGAGCGAAGGAGAGAAAGAGGATGATGAAGGGATTGGAGTTGGAGTTAAAGTTACCTCGAACTATTGCTGAGCAAAAGAAAATCGAGTACTGGGACCGTTTGATGAAAGTTATCGCACGGTTAGAGAAGCCTAAGGAGAAACTAATAGCCGCACAACTAATGGATGCCCTTGAGCCGGAACACCCAGGGGCATTGCCATCCAGCCTCCTACCCCCTTCGCGCTGTGACCTGCCACACCCTCTTGGGGACGTCGTTAAAGAATTGATGGCCCACCCCGAGGCAGAGGCAGTTTACATGGTGGAGTCTGCGGACCTCAACACCGCTTCTCTGTACACAATCACCAACGTATTAGATGGGACTCTCACCTCTCATGTAATACGGGTTGAAGAAAAGTGGTGGGGAGTTTTTGACTACTTAGAAATTAGAGCATGGTACAGGAGAGGCCGTGCTCTGGAGGACATCGCGCCCCGCTGTACACGACGGATCGATATTAAGGAGGACCATTCATGAAGGTCAAGACGACAGCAAAGGAGATGAAAGTGGAAGTCTATCTCGAGGGGATGCGTATGCGAGCGTACTCAGAGAAAAAGCCCCTGGTGTATCTCGACGGGCGCCAGGTCTACGTGGACTCGATCTACGACGGTAAGCCCCGAACGATGGAGGAAGCGGCCAATCAGATCGAGCGGCTTGAGGCGGAGGTCCAACGCTTGACTAACGCAGTGCGTATTCTGCGCGAAGGAGAGGAGGAGCTATGATGACTAACCAAGAAGCATTCACAAAGGTGGTACAACACCTAAGGCAGCAGGGAGAACGCTCTATAAGGGAGGAGGATGAGGCCCTCCGGTGTCGCTATCGTGGGGAGGACGGGAAGATGTGTGCAATTGGGTGCCTTATTCCCGACGAGGAATATGAACCTTCTATGGAGGGTAAGGCAATAGAAACTCTCTTGCGCCGTAGGGAGGGTACCTTCGCGCCGTCTCTAGAAGAGGTTTCTTTGTCTCTGTTGGGGGCCCTACAGAGGGTCCATGACGGTGTGGAAGTGTGCAACTGGGAAACAGCATTACTCTGTGTTGCCCTCCTCTACGACCTAAAGATGCCTCCTTTGGAGGACGAGCTATGACCGGTGAGCGTAGTGAGCGCCCGTCCGACCCACAAAGGGCCTTAGATAGTGAGCGCTCGTCTGCCCTCTCTCGTAGGCCAGCGACTTGCTACCACGATTGGGAGCCGTGTCGGGCGCTCTTGTTCGGCCTGATTAAGGTGACGGCTCGATGTAGGAAGTGCAAAACATTCTTTAACAAAGGAGGAGACAGATGATTAACCTAGCATTGGATGGGGGTGCTGCGGGACTAACTCTTGATTTCGATGGTACCGTCAAGGTACGCCACACCACGGAGTTTGGGGAGAGTGTGTTTCGCGACTTTACCCCTGAAGAGTGGGCGAAGTGCCTACAGCGCCTCGTAGAGGAAGGGCCTCCCGGGCATGACTTTGGTTGGGCGCTCGCTCAGATGCAAAAGGGGTGGGAGGTCAGGCGCCGTTCATATGCCCCAGGGAATATAGACTACCTTTACTACGCGTCAGACAATATTATTGCCCGCTCCATAGATGGGGGGCCTTGGGGGTGGCAGCCATCTGTACAGGACCTATTGGCCAACGATTGGGTCTTGGCGGAGCATAGAAAGGAGGAGCCAGAGGATGAAGCATGTACCTAATTGCCCTGAACTAAACAGGGAACTCGAAGAGCTCTTTGTGGATTTGGTTCTTTATCGGAAGGACTGTATGACCTATGTTCGGTTGAAGGATCACACTTTCGGTGGGGAAACGTTTTTCCCTCTTCTTTCCGATAAGTGGTGTGCAGACCGTACCCCAGAGGAGATTGCAGCCGAAGTTAAACGAAGGCTCGCACAATACTTAAAGGTCAGGGGTCATGCTGTATTTTTTACGCGGTTGAGGACGGCTCAGCTCGATGCACTAGCCCAAACGACTCAAGACTTTGGAGGATACGATGCGTAAGTGTGAATGTACAATGCAGGCCCTCATGATGAATGGGTGCCCGTCGACTAGAGGAGGGGACTGTCCTGCTAAGGACGCCCGCCTAGCACAAGAGGCCCAGGACGCGAAGCGGACGACTAAGCCGCTTAAAGTCTTGGAGGACGAGGACGACTTCTCCCCCTGGGAGGGTTGGAGCGTCGACCCCCGGGACTTTCAGGATCGAGCGGTTCAAGAGACCCACCGGAAGAATATCAAGCGAATGATGCGTGACATTTGCCGGAGGGAGGCCTTCGAGTTTACTACTGCTTGCTGGAGTTGCGGCGAATCCGCGAAGCACTCACCAACACGCTACTGCACCTCATGCGAGGCGTTTCGTAACCAGGAAGGACATTACCCTTAATGCTGTCCGCGAGGACGGAGGACGAGCGGCTCGCCCCGGGTCGTTAGTTCGTTGAGCGGCTCCGCGGAGACAAAAGGTCTTTACTTATTCATATCTACCGACCTTTTGTCTCCAACGAGCGCTTTTTTCTGTTCCCCGCATTTTTCGGATTATAAGGTCTGGCCTTATGAGGGGTCTTTTAATTATGACCCTCCCTCCCTCCCTCCCTCCCTCCCTCGGGTTTTTAAGTTGGTCCGCACGCGAGAAAACGCCTCACTTCGTTCGTAGACCATACATATAACACGCCGCGTCATCGAGACAGGTACCCTCGGGGGAGTGGAACGGGCGGCTTCAACTTTTACATAACTTTGACATTGCTTTTGCTTGACGCATTGCGTTGTGTATGAGTGAGTGCCTACTCCCCCTTTCCTTTTCGCACACCCCTATTTGTTACCGGCCGGTTAAAAACAGATGTGGCCTACGTTTTTCCTCCGCTATGACATTCGCATCATCGCTATGACATGGAAGTCACTAGTGATATCGGGCACTTACGCGAGCGCGCGACATCTCTGTCATAGTTTGGTATGGAACGTGCGCGCCTATCGGCGCTAAGTCCCTGTAATCGTTACGCCTGCAAAGTTGGCAGTGATCCTGCAATGTATAGTAGTGTCGGGCGGGACGCTCGAATAGGACAGAGGCGATAGCCAACGACGTGGGTTCTGGACTCGCTTGGAAGACAAAGTGAATAATGCGGGCATTGGACGGTTGCAACCCCGTGAAAACGCAGAGCATTCACTCAAGAACATAAAGGCAAAAAACATGATTTTACTTTGGGCACTAACTCTGATGACTGTAGCAGCTAACGCAACGGAGGTGCTGTAATGCGAATCGAACCCTCAATATCTGATTACTGTAGAGCGGCCAAATCAATGGCGCTAGATTGTGTCATCGATGGTCGGCAATTCGCCTGCTATGAGGCAATTATTGCGTTGTATTGGTTCAGCGCAGAACACCATGGCGGGCAATCCTCGGATCTGTACCGGCTCTATTGCGCCCTATCGGCGATCTACACCCCCGCTTGGGGGGAGAATGGGCCAGAGCCTGATTCTGTTAACGAACTCATCTACAACGACCTTGAACGCCTATACAAATTCGGAGCTTAACATGTTTATTTTTAGTTTTATCGCAGCGATGACAATCCTACCGCCCTGCTCAGATGCAAGCGGTTCTTGGAACAACGAGGACTACGGCCCGGCGGTCGTTGCAGGCCAATGTGTGGCCTATGATGGTGTGGTGGAGCGGGTAGAGCCGCTTGCTGGCACGAAACTTGAGAACCTTAGTTGGAATTGGAGCGAATGATGGATTTTGGAGCGGGAACAACGATGGTAACCCATCGTGAGGTGCGGGATTCGCTTTTGCTTGCCGAAATCATTGTGATTTTAACGAGTGAAGAGGCGCGGGCACTATGCCTGGATAACGGCGATGATTTGACAACCCTAATTCAAATGTTAGCGGAGGCAGCACTCGGTGAATAAGGAAGAATTGGAAAAGTTGATGGCGGATATCGAGGTTGCAGCGATCGAGACGGCTCGATTGCGCTCAATTCTGAACAAACGCGTTGAAGAGACGGCGACGGAGGATGAGGATGCCACGAGGAAAATTTAGGACAGACCGCCTATGTGGCGTTCTGGGATTACTGTTGCGTGAGGGAGTTGTGCGCAAAGACACGCTGTTGGCGTCGTATCCGGGCCGGGATGTGGAGAACGCGGATAGATATCTCTATCGGGATTTGAGCCATTTGCGTTCGCTTGGAATGCCACTAGCTCGTTATGATGCCGAGCTAGGCGGCTACGCGTTCGATAACGCACTGTATTACGAGCGGTTGTATCGGGGGGTGTATTCCGCCCGTGCGCCCGCCCGTGGGGGAACGCGCACATTGGTGACTCGGTTGGAAATCATGTTGGTGCTATTACTGGGGAAAACGGCCCGCGCCCAGATTGGGCAGCGGGTCCACCTCCCTGGGGATAAAGTGGGCAAGCACCTAAAACGGCTTGAGTACACTGCGCTCCCACCATACGAGCCCGCAGACTTTCTGGAGTTCTCGCAGGACAGGCACGGCCGGTGGGAGCTGCTAAATGATCAGGGCTTGGTCAAAGGGGCCGGCTGGGAGGAATTTCGGGGGTTGCCTCATTGGGGAAAGAAGTTGCCCCAACGTGAAAAAATGGCTGATTTAAAACAGAGATTAATGACTATGGAACGGCGCATTATACGTCTTGAACACCAATTAAGGGGAAGATAATGGACATTGGGAAACTCAAGGCGCTCAGCCGCCATGCATGTCGCCGCTGGGAGGCACTGACCCGAGAATCGGAGTGGAAACGAACCGCGACAGGCTGGTACTGGGCCAATGGCGTTGAGTTCCACACAGTCGAGGGGGTGTCGAGGGACCACATTAAACGCGCTCGACAAGCGGCATATCGCCGCGCTATGGAACTATTTCAGCAACTGAGAGAGGAAAGGCACACGGGATGAACAGCTATACACTTCGAGTAAACATTTTTCTGGCCACGTTTTTCGTGGGGGCGTGCGGCGCCACTCCGGACTACATCGCGGCATACCAGGTGCACGTGTTCAACGAGACCGCGCACGAACTCAACTATGACGAAATTGATTTCCTGATCACCGAAACGGTCAAACTCAACGGGGGGGATACCCTCAGATTGAGGGGTCTTGAGCTATCCATCGTAGACGAGGCGTTTCGCCCGGATAATGGTGCCCAGGTCGGGGGCTGGGTCCGCGTTGATGCCGGGTATGGTGAGGTCGCATACAGCGGGAAATGTTTTAGCTCTACCGCATTCGGACACGAGCTACTTCATGTTCTGCGTGGAATTCACGAGACCGATCACAAGCACTCGAATAGGCATGTGTGGGGCGGCGTGGAGGGGAATTGGTACATCATCGGGGTGGAACAGGCGGTGAAACGGCGCGCGGGCGTGCGCTTTTGCGGCTATGAGGACAACATCCCGACGGAGGTTGGGACTCACCTAATGCGGACCAACCCGCTATGAGCCTGCGAACGTTATGCCAGGCGCTCGGGATTGCGCTATATGGCGCGGTGTGCGGGTACTGCGGTTACATTGCGAACCGCATTGAGCCCGTAACGGCTCGCGCATTGCAGAAATGTGAACTACGGTATGAGTACGCGCAGACAGAGCTGCGAGCGTACGACAACAGGAGACCAAAATGTCGCAAAGAGTATTGAGCGTGGGCGAGCCTGCTTGGGTCACTGAAGGGCTGGAGGGGAATCCAGCAGCAGGTCTATTTCGGCCTCTTCATCTGGGAGTACCAAGTGTAGGGGAGCGTCGCACATCGCGCACGTTTGGCTTGCAGATAGCATGCGCTCACATTCGGCCAGGCTGGGTTGACCGCAATGAGGGCACTCCCACATGAGGGCCCAGGTCGTTGGAGTAACAGTTCTTTCAGTCATAGGGATATTCTAACATGGACAAATTAACAGTACCACGCCTAGATGCGTGGGTGGCTGAGGTAGAGCAGCGCCCCGACCCTGAGTGGTTGATCCAGGATATGCTACCAGCGGACGCCACGTGCGTTGTGAGCGGTCCTAGCCAGATTGGGCATAAGACATGGTTGGTGTTCCAGGCGGCGCTGTGCTTGGCCTCAGGCCGCACAGTGCAGGGTATTACGCCTGTCGATCCTTGCGGCGTGCCGATTCTCATCATCGAGGAAGAGGGCCCTGCCAAACCGACGGCAAATCGGTGGAAGTGGCTCGCCAAAGGCAATGGCGTGGATTTTGCAGAACTGCCGATCCACTTCATGCACCGCCAGGGATTCACATTCCAGAATGACGACGCATTAAGGCAGGTTCAACACTACATTATGGCGCATAATATCCAGTTAGTGGTGTTTGATACCTACGCCAAGACCAACAAGGGAGATGAGAACAGTTCTCAACATACCGGTGATGTCATGCGGCGTATCGCTTCTTTGCGGGAGACGGGGGCGACTATCATGCTCGTACACCATACGCGGAAGCGGGGGGAGAAGCAGATTGGTAGTCACAATGACCAGCTCCGGGGGTCGAGTGCATTGATTGGTTACATGGACGTACACTGGGCTCTGGGCAAACGCTCACTGAACCAACCGCATTTGAACCTGGATATATTTTCGAACGAGGATGAGGCCAAGCACTACCAGGTGCGTTGGGACATCAGGCGCGAGGATGAGAGCGCCCGTCTGTACATGCGGGAGGGGGATGGTATTGATGATAACCTAGGTTCCCTCGTTAACATGCTCATCACGGTGAACATGCAAGGGGAGCCGATGGGCTACACGCTAGACAATCTAGCGGAGGCATGGAAGGTTTCGGTGGGGGAGGCGAAGGCCCAGGTCGCCGAGATGCTAGGAACTTATCTGCGGCGGGAGGGCCGCTTTTATTACGTAATCGAGGAGAAGAAATGAAAATGACAGCACAAGACCACCAGATTAATGAGGTAGACGCACGCCTACGCCTTATCAAAGCGCTTATGGAAGACGAGAGCCCGGCACGCCACATGGTGCGTTGGTACACTTGTTGCGCCCGTGCGGATGTAGCTACGGGGGCGATGCTCGACACCGAGGAGAGCCTAGGCCGGCAGATTGAGCGCTACTCACGTGAGGTTATTACCATGCTGCAATCCAAGGAGGGGGCGGACGCACGCGAGCTAATTCAGACCGTCTGCAACCTCACCTACACGGAGGCCGCACTACAAGCTCTGGAGGCCAAGAATGCTAAATAGTGACACACCCTCGGGCGCGAAAGTACGTTACACCGGGCCCAGCACAGAAAAGTGGGACCGCGGGGATGTTTTTACCTTGACCCGATTCCACATAGTGCGCCATGGGTGGGCCATCGAACTAGAAAACGTCAAGGGTCGCTTTGACCCGCGAGACTTTGAAAACATAGGAGACGGCAATGAACATGGATGATCAAGAAATCATGATGGTGCAAGAGGGGCATGAGACTGTTATGAGCGTAATGGTTGAGCTTGAGCACGAGATGATGTGCTTCGCGGACAACCGAGGCGGCAACGTCAGCGCGTACGAGGTCAAGGCGGAGCTGTTGCGCCTCTTGGAAGAGGAAATGCGATGACAGCAACGCTATCGCAGGCGCGGGATGCGGGGTTCCTGTTCGCCACATTCCCCCACAACGAGAGTGCCGAGGAGTTTTGGCGGGGGGTTCCAGGCGCCCGTTGTTGGCGGGACAAAGAACGCGGGAGGGGGAACGCATGGGCGGTCATACCGATGGATATGCGCGCGACATATGAGCGGATGTTCACCACGGTGATGAGCCAGGTCCCCAAGCCAGGGTTCGTTACTCGGGGGGTTAACGAGCGGCTCTACCCATACCAGCAGCGAGGAGTGGCCCAGGCGCTCCAACACCGCCGACATATCTTTGCGGACGAGATGGGCCTAGGTAAGACCCCCCAGGCTATCGAAGCGGCCCGTCTGCTCGGTAAGGAGCGGGTGCTGGTCGTGTGTCCTGCGGTGGTGCGGGTTAACTGGATGCGGGAGCTGGACAAATGGTGGCCCGAGCACCCGTCTGCCGCGCTCTGGGATCAAAGCCGCCCGAAAGGCAAGAAGCCAGGGATTCGCTGGGACGCAGCGCGGGAAGCTAGCATCCAGGTAATTAGCTATGGCCTGGTGCACACCATCCCCTCGGAGCGGGCGTGGGACGTTATCGTCCTAGACGAGGCGCATCGACTTCAGAGCACCTCGACCAAATGGTCAAAGGCAGTGAAGGCCGTGGTGCGGGCGAATCCTAACGCGGCAGTGTTCGGGCTGACAGCTACGCCGATGCCCGATCAGCCCAAACAGGTCTGGAACATCGTCGACACGCTGTGGCCGGGCCTCTGGGGTAAGGAACACCCGAAGTGGGGACAACCATTCAACTTCATGGACCGCTACTGCAACCGCGAAGAGAACAAGTATGGGACGAAGTTCACGGGGGTGAACCAGCGCTACGTCAAGGAACTGCGCGAGCGGCTAGAGCAGCTCTCGACACGCACGACCAAAGAAGAGGTGGCGCATCTGCTCCCACCGTGTAACGTGAACACTTGGCGGCTCGCGACCAAAAATACAGAGAAGTACAAGCTTGCAATCGATCGCGAAGCCCAAGCGGCGAAGGATCACCAAACGCAGGTGTCAACTGCGTTGTTGAAGGCGGGGGAAGAGAAGCTTGAGCATTGCAAGAAGTGGATGGAAGACGCCATCCTTTCGGGGGAGAACATCTGCGTGATGACCTACCACCGGGAGCTGTCCAAGCAGGTAATGAGTCACATCGCGAAGGGGCGCCGTAAAATGAACGTGGGCCTGATCGATGGGAACATGACGCCCGCACAGCGGCAGATGCTTATTGACGACTTGTCCGGTGCTGGGGAGCAGTTCATCCTGGTATGCACCATTAAGTCGGTTGAGGTGGGGATTGACCTCACAGCCTGCACACAGGTGCTATTCCTGGAAATGGCGTACCAACCTGCTACGATGGTCCAGGCGCTCGGGCGGTTCCACCGGCTTAGTGGCACGAAACCGTCGGTCTGTACACTTATGGTCTTGTCGGGTACGATCGACGAAATCATCGCGGACAAACTAGAGGACAAGATGGAAGCAATCAACGCCAGCCTCAGAGCAGGCATTACAGAGAAAAAACTAGAGGACGCTTTTGCGGTCTCGGAAGACCAGTGGGCAGAGATGCTCGACAGTGCCACCGAAGGGTGGGAAGAGGAGGATGGTTATGGCTTTTAAGGTAAAGCGTACGACCGCCGGCCATATTGTTCGGCGCCAAACTGGAGCGTACAATGGCTAAAGCATTGCCAATTATTGACAGCGTGTCAGGCGGTTCGGGCCGTGGGATTAGCTATTATAAGCAGGGAATGGCCTGCGGGCGTAAGGCTCAATTAAACACCGCCCTCAAAGAAAAGAAGATTGCCAACGGCGAGAACCCTCATGGCAAGGGGTCCGAGGCCACTCGAGTAGGGACCATCTATCACAAGTTGTGCGAAGTCTGGCATGGCCAGGGGGTCCTTGAGTACGCGGTGCCCTCCAACGACATTTACGAAAAGGAGTATTATGAGGCCGAGCGGCTCTTCAAGGCGTATAAGAAGTTCTGTCGCAACGACCCGGGGTACTGGGGGCATGTCGACTCCGTAGAGCTGGGCCTCCCTCGGGGGGAAGAGGATGTTGCGGCGCTAGCCGAGGCGTTCCAGTTCGAAGACCCACTCACAGCTCATATGGACATGGTCGTGCGTATCGACAACGAAGCGCGTTCACGCCTCAAGACGGATCACGACCTAGTGCTACCGGGCGCCGGCCTCTACATTCTGGACCACAAGACCAGCAAGTCCAAGAAGAAGGCAGGCGCGTGGGACCTAGATTGGCAGTTCCTGGGGTACCAACTCATGTATGCTGCGTGCTTCGACGAGGAGCCGCTGGGGATGATTGCCGCGAACATGACGCGGACCAAGGAGCCCAAGCTCCACTTACAGTTCGTGCCTTGGGAGGCGGCGGTACAGTCGCATGAGGCGTTCATGGTGTTCCTTCATGCTTCCAAGACGCTCATCGATGGGGGCTTTGCGCGCTCGACGGAATGTGATTCCATGTTTGGTCGGTGTTATTTTTACGAGACAGGAGAGTGCAATCGTGTCTGAAGAAGAACGCGCGCAGAAAGTGGTGGATGCCCTCACAATACTCCTTGCCGGGTTTCAGGACGCGACGGACGAAGAGGAGTTGGAGCAGGTGCTTTATGCCGCCCTAGAGAGCGTTCTTTTTCACGTCATTGCACTCCACATTGAGTTGGGGTTACCCGTCACTGCGACGCCCGCTACCCAAGAGGAACTAAAGGAACTCGTGGAAGAAAAGCGCCAATGGGAGGCCAAGCAAAACTTCACCGTCCTACCGGGCGGCAAGGGCCAAAGAGAGGATAATTAAATGGCTAAGTTAGGAAAGAAAGAAGCGCCCAAGGTGGACCTTGACGCGCTTAAAGCGAGCCTGAAGGGGCTCGCCTCACACAAGGAGACACTGAAGAACTCGGTGTTCGTGCTCGTCGGACCCGTCAAACAGGGGAAGAGCGTCTGTGCTGCTACTATCTCAGAGCACTTCCCAGAGGAACTCGGCGGAGACAAGATGACCTTCCTGGAGGACACGCTTTGGCTCGGGTTCGACCGGGGCGCGACGGATGGGTTTGCGGAGTTGGGGCTTTCGGTCCCCCTCATCGACCTCAGTGTGGGCGCGGAAGACATTTATAGTTTTCAAAAACAACTAAACGATGCGCTAAAGAAGGCTCGCGAGCTGGTCAAGGCGGGCATCATCAAGAACATTGTGGTGGATTCCGTGTCGCAGTTTGACACCATGATGACGTACCACCTCTTCAACAAGCACGAAAACAACGACAACAAGATGGAAATTTGGGGTGATGTTGCTTCGATGCATGGACACCTGTACAGGGGTGTGGTGAATACGGGCGCTCGTGTCGTCGCGGTGTTTCACCCAAAAGCTCCCGTTGACCTTACCCCTAAGACCGCCACCTTTGATGACCGCCAAAAGGCGGCTGCAAAGAAGGTGGCGACCTCCCTACCAGACGATGCACCTCTTACGCTGGCCGTTACTGGCAAGGGCGGGGAGGCTTGGAAGGCAAATGGCTCTATGATTCTACCCGTTGTGCGCGAGCGCAAAGGAAAGAAAGATCCCACGTACTTCTTGCACACCCAATCGACCCAGTATATACAGGGTTGTTCTCGATTCCTGCGCGGACTCGAACCAAAGATGCCTGCCCACTTGGGCAAGCTGATTGAAGCCATCAAGGCAAACCAACCAAAACTCTAAGGAGACAAACATGACAGATGTAGCTATTCCAGAAGAAATTGACTTTAACGATGCCGATACCGAGCGCTTTGCCGAGTCGGTGAGCACCGGCAAGAAGACCTTCAAGCAAATCGGCTTTGCAAAGGTACTTCGGGCGGTTATTAAGGGCGCGGAGCGCGTCGTGACCAAGAAAGGCCACGTTGCCCTGAAGCTCTCGATGCAACCGCTCGTAGGCGAGGCGGACGATCTGACTCCCCTTCAGGAAGGCCGGCTCAAGGACACTTGGCTGACCCTTCCCTTCACCAACCCGCATGTAGACGGTCACGAAGCACCGAACACGTTCGGCTTCCTCAGCACGTACGCGGATACGATCGTTGAGGACCTCCCGAACGCTCGGCAAGACAAGCGTGCCTACACGGACGCCGTCATGCAGTTTGGTAAGGCAGTTTGGGCTGACCCTGATGTTCTCCGCGAAGAAGTGGTGACCATTCTGACCAACACCGAAGAGGGAGACACCTACAACGGTAAGACTTCTTCCTTCCGCGGTATTGATAAGGTTGTGTCTCCATACTCTAAGAAGTATACTCCCTTGGAGAGCGCAGAAGACATTCTAGTCTAATCTCCTTTGTTTGGCTTCTAGCCCCCGGGGTTCTAACGAGCTTCGGGGGCTTTTCTTATGGAGGATTAGATGACAGCACATCGTACGACGCCCCGCTGGGATGCGGCGGCACAGAAACGTATTGTAGAGCGCTTTAAATGGCTGGTGTACGAATCAGGGTACCACACTACCGTGAACGACTTTTGCGACGATTGGGGGATCAATAAGGACCAACTCCAAAAATGGGGAATGCAATATCTGGGGTATTCCCTCGCCGAATGGCGGCTGATGATACAGCAAAACGGCAATTCCACTACCCTGAGACGCATGAAGCAGCGGCGGAAGCGCTACGCGGCGGAGTATGCAGAGAGGTGCGAGCATGAATGCTAGGCACGGCTTGCAGATTGGCCTCTTCCTGGTAGGATGTGCCTTCGGGTTCGTTGCCGCCCCTCTAATGCAGATGCCGTTCGCTTGGATGTACTGTATCGGCGCTGTAGGGGTGGTAATTACCTTTTTTAGTAACTACCGGTTAGAGAATCAGATTAAACGGGACCTCATGGAAGAAATCTTTCAGGAGGTCGAACGCATGGAGGAGAGACACAGGAATGGAAATTAAGCCTGAGGCCCACGGGATACCACACGCCAAAGAGATGGTGAGCAACACCAAGAAGTCCGTGTTCGGGCGGCTTGAGCGATTGAGCATGAAGATGTTCGACGCTGCCAACCACGGGGAAACGGTAACCCACGTCAGCTTGGACGGGGTGTCAAAAGAGGAGCGTGAAGCTCTCAAGGAGGCTTTGTCTTCCCACGGTTATGATGTACACATTTACTTTGGGAAACTTTACGTAGGATGGGGTGAGTAATGCGGCTAAGTAGGAGAAGCGATAGCTACGACCCGCGCGCACATGGGGCGAAGTGTGACGAGTGTCCACTACAGGGACAGTGCGACAAAGGCCGCTATGTTTCTCCTGCGCAGAATTACTCCAGTCCTTTAGTCGTCGTTGGGGAGCATGCCAACAAGCGCGAACTAGAAGACGACCGCATCCTTACGGGGGGCAACGGCTACACAGTCATGCGTAGCTTCAAGAAGGTTCGGGTTGAACGCTCGGACCTTCACCTTACGAATGCAGTGCTTTGTTTTCCGCCTCAAGGGCGAAAGCTCCTACCCCGGGAGTGGAAGAAAGCGATTGAGTGCTGCAAACCCCGCTTGGAAGCCGAGATCCAGGACCGCACGGTCATGGCAATGGGTCAACGCGCTCTCCAAGCAACTGCCGGGAAGTCTTCTCCCACGGCGTGGCGCGGCGCGCCTCTCGGCAATGTGTTCCCTGCCCTAGCTAGTTATGCCCCACGGGTGAACCCAGCATTGATGCCTCTGATGGACATCGATTGCCGGCGAGCCTGGCAGCTAGCAACGGGCAGCCTGGAGGAATGGACCTGGCCTGAAATCCATACGGAAGAAGGCCCCGCGATGATGGACGCTATCTGGCGCCTAGCGGAATCGGGACTGCCTCTAGGTGTTGACGTTGAGACGGCCGGGAAGTGCCCCCGCTCAGCTCCGCTCCTCTGTGTTGGGGTTGCATCACGGGACTTGGCCGTCTCCGTCAACTGGACTGCGGGCACGACGCAGGAAATGATTGCCCTAACGGAACTCATCGAATCCACACAACCGAAGGTTATGCAGAATGCGCAACACGACATACTCACTCTTCGACACAATTCAATTGATGTTGGCGGTGACCTTTTTGATACTCTACTGGCTCATCACGTCGTCGCGCCTCAGCTTTCCCACAATCTTGGAACTATCGCGACCTGCTACTTCAGCGCACCCCGATGGAAGACCATCTTCGGAGCAAGCTCCGGCGAGAAAGGGCTGGCCGTATTTACGACCCGCCCCGGACCCGTCCTGCGAGACTACAACGCCAAAGACGCGCTGATGACTGCCAAGCTTGAGCAAGCCCTGCGCGGCTCGCTTGAGAAGACCCACCGCGGCCACGAGCAGAACAAGACGCTGCATGCCCTGGCCGAGGTCGCCATGGAGATGCGGGACTACGGCATTCCGCTCGTTGAAGAGCACAGAAAGAAACACGAAAAGGTATTGACGGCCATGATTGAGGCGGCCCAAAAGGAGTTTAGTGATGCGGTACCTATGGACCATGTACTCGTGGGCAAAAAAGTCTTTAAGAAGTCTAGACGAAACGATGAAACAGGTAAGAGAGAGCGTTGCCCAGAGTATCAAGACCGAACTGAGGTCTACTGTGGTCCTTACCGACTCGGAGCCAATGGCCAGCACCGGGACCTCAACAAGCTGTTCTTCGAGGTGTGGGGTGTCAAACCCCGCGAGTATAGCGAAGAAACTGGACTCCCCAAGCTCGACCGCGATCTTCTATCATTTGAGTGCGGGAACGCTGACCCTCTCATCGCGGGGACAGCCCGTCGAATCTTACAGTTTCGTGAGGCTTCTAAGCTTCTTTCCACATACGTGCGGAAAAGCGTACGACTCCCCAACGGGGACTGGACCAAAGGGCTGCATGTCCTCGACGACGGAATCATTCGTCCTACTTTCAAAGTCTATGGTACAAAAACTGGGAGATGGTCGTCTGCCGAGCCTAACGCACAAAATATCCCGCCTAAAATGCGCGACATGTTTCGTGCGCGAGATGGGCGTTGGCTACTCGCATCCGATTACTCCCAGCTGGAGCTACGAATTACCGCTCTCCTTTCCGGTGACGCTAAGCTTCTCGAATGGTACCGACGGGGTTACGACGTTCACACTGAGGTTGCCAAAGACGTCTTCAAAGTAGAGAAGGTCTCCAAGGCCCAGCGGGCCATGACCAAGGGCGTGGTCTACGGTATGAGCTACGGTGGTGGTGCTGAGACCATCTGGCGGACGCTCCTGCCCAAGTTCCCCAAGGTGCAGCTGGCGTTTGTTAAGCGCGTCATTAAGTCCTGGTATGAGGAGCACCCCGCCATCAAAGAGATGCAGGAGGAGTGGATGGACATCGCCCGGGAGC